GCAGATGCTACCAAGACCGGCTCCCTTAAGGAGTCTGTCCAGAACTATGCTCTGGCACACGGCATCAACCAGATTGATACTCTCTTCCCCGAGGCCAAGGCTCTTACTTCAGCTCCGGAGTTCTACGGCCGTCGTACGGAGTGGGTGAATTCTGTTCTCAATGGCGCTCGTAAGAGCCCCTTCAGTCGAGTTAAGACTCACTGGGCGGACCTCACGTATGACGATGCTCGTGCGAAGGGTTACATCACTGGAGAAGAGAAGAGTGAGGAGTACTATGGTACTGCTCGTCGGGAGACCGGCCCTCAGACCATCTACAAGAAGCAGAAGCTGGATCGGGATGATATTCTCGACATCACCGACTTCGATGTCGTCACCTGGATGAAGGGTGAGATGCGGCTGATGCTCGATGAGGAGCTCGCACGTGCGGTCCTGATCGGTGATGGTCGTACGCTTCCCGACCCGGACAAGATCCTTGAGGATCGTATTCGTCCGATTGCCACCGACGTTAATCTGTTCACCATTCCGGTTCTTTGCGATCTGGCTGCTGGTGATATTTCGGATTTCGTCGATGCAGTCATCCAGTACCGTCCTCAGTATCGTGGAAGTGGTCAGCCCACGCTGTACACCAGTGAGGCTTTGATCTCGCAGGTCATGCTTCTTAAGGATACGCTCGGTCGTCGAATCTACACGTCGCTCGAGCAGTTTGCCAATGAGATTCGTGTTTCTTCAATTGTTCCTGTTGATGTGTTTGATCCCGCCGCCGGTTCTCCGTTGGCAATCCTCGTTAACATGAATGACTATGTCATTGGTGCTGATTCCGGTGGACAGGTTACTCTGTTCGACGATTTCGACATCGACTTCAACCAGTACAAGTACCTGATTGAGACTCGCGTCTCTGGTGCTTTGGTTAAGCTCAAGTCGGCCATCGTTGTCAGGCAGGGAACCTTCGTTCCTCCGCCTCCTGGCACTGGTCATATCATCGTGCCTGAGCCGCCGAACGCTCGTCAGAGTGTCCCGCCGCAGCATGGATCCCTCCCCGGACCCGGCATTTCAGATGATTCCGGGACCACCACCGCGGCAAAGGGTTCCAAGAAGGATTCGTAACGGCATCTAAAAGGAGTTTTGATGGCAAGATTTAACGGAGAAGTCGGTTATGGAGAATCTGTAGAAACTCCGGTGGGTTCTGGCGTATGGGTTGATGAGATTACCGAGTTTGTTTATACCGGTGATATTGTCAGAAATACTCGTAGGCTAGAAGAGGGAGAAACTCTAAATAATGACATTTCTGTTGGGAATTCTATCAGTATTGTTGCTGATCAGTATGCTGTCGAACACTTCTTTAAGATCAAATACGTGCGATGGGCGGGGGTTCTATGGACTGTGACGAGTGTTCAGGTTCAGAGCCCCCGCCTTATCCTCAGCTTAGGGAGCGTTTACAATGGCCCAACGCCTTGATCTTCAGGGTATTTTAGTTAGTATTCTGGGCTCAAACAACGTTTATTTTCAGCCACCTCCTTCTGTAAAGATGGCTTATCCGTGTATTGTGTATAGTCGAGATGACGAAGATGCAGTACATGCGGATAACAAGTTGTATAAGAGGAAGGTTCGGTATCAAGTAACGGTCATTGATAGAGACCCAGATAGTAGTATTCCAGAAAAGGTCAGCGAACTCCCTTTGTGCGCATATGACCGATTCTATGCGGCGGAAAACCTTAACCACGACGTTTACAAACTGTTCTTCTAGAAGGAGAAACCAATGGCAGTCCTCGTTTGGGACCAGAGCGGCCAGCGCACGTATGAAACTGGCGTTGATCACGGAGTCCTTTACATTCCCGACCAGTTTGGTGCGTACACCAACGGATTTGCTTGGAACGGTCTTACCACCGTTACTGAGAGTCCTTCAGGTGGCGAAGCCAACGCGCAGTATGCAGATAACATTAAGTACCTGAACCTCTACTCGGCCGAAGAGTTCGGCGCAACGATTGAGGCATTCACCTACCCGGATGAGTTTGCTCCATTCGATGGTCTTGGCGTTCCGTCACCGGGCGTCACCATTGGACAGCAGGCTCGTCGAGCTTTCGGGCTTTCTTATCGCACCAAGATTGGCAATGATCTTCTTGGTGACGATTACGGCTATAAGCTTCATCTGATTTACGGAGCTACGGCGAGTCCGTCAGAGAAGGCGTATGCCACGATCAACGATTCGCCAGAGGCGATCACCTTCAGCTGGGAGGTTGCGACCGTTCCTGTTGCTGCTCCTGGCTTCCGCCCAACCTCGATCATTACCGTTAACTCGGCAGAGGTTTCTTCCGGAGACCTTGCTGCTCTTGAAGGTCTTCTCTATGGTACGGCAGGTACTGATCCGTCGCTGCCTCTTCCCGAGTCTGTCATCGCCCTATTCACTGGCAGTCAGACCATGGTGACCCCGCAGGCTCCGACTGCCGTTGGTAATGTGGTTACCATTCCCATTGTGGTCGGCGTTGAGTACTATGCTGAGGGAGAGCTTTGGGCTTCCGGAGACCATACCATCACAGAGGACACCGTGGTTACTGCTCGACCTGCGTCGGGCTATGTCTTCCCTGCTGTTACTGATGATGATTGGCTCTTCACTTTTACTTGATCATTAGACAGGAGGCCAAAGAGTGCTCAAACTAATTGTTGAAGGAGACGAATTCTATAACGAAGAATCCAACACTTTCTCTACTGTTGGTGATGTTGTTTTAGAGTTTGAACACTCTTTGGTCTCACTGTCAAAATGGGAGTCAGAATTCCAAAAGCCGTTTCTTGCTCCTGGTGATAAAACTTCAGAAGAGATCTTCGCTTACATTCAAGCCATGATTATTAACGATTTCGACCCAACGTCAATTCATAGACTAAATCAATCGCAGTTGAATGCTATAAACTCATACATTGAGTCAAAGCAATCGGCGACTACATTTGGTAACATGCCAGACACAACTGGTCGTGGAGAAACGATTACTTCTGAGTTGATTTACTATTGGCTTGTTGCGTTCAACATTCCATTTGAATGTCAATACTGGCATCTTAATCGCTTGTTTGCATTGATTCGAATTTGTAATGTAAAGAATTCGAAACCAAAGAAGATGTCTAGAAACGAAATGGCGCAAAGGAATCGAGAACTAAATGCACAGCGAAGAGCTCAGATGAATTCAACGGGATGAAAGGAGGATCTATGACAAAACTTGTTTGGGATAAAGCAGGTGAGCATAATTTTGAGTATGGTTTAGACAGAGGCGTTCTCTATTTGTCAGATGGATCCGGCGTTGTTTGGAATGGCTTAACTGAAATTGAAGAAGAGTATAATAATGAAAATCAAGAAATCTTTTTTGATGGACGTAAAATAAACGACTTCGTAAAGCTTGGTAATTTCTCAGCTACTATGCGGGCAGTAACCTATCCGGATGAATTTTTGTATCTGGAAGGAATTGTTGATCTAAGACCAGGACTCTATTTTCGTGATCAAAAAATTAGAACTTTTGGTCTTTGTTATCGAACGTTAAACGGAAACGATCTAGAAGGCGTTAATGGATACACGATTCATTTGATTTATAATGTAACGGCAATTCCAACTGATGTAACATATGCTTCCTTGACCGAAGATCCAGAACTAGTTGAATTTGAATGGAAAATCACGTCGATTCCTTCTGATACTCTAGGATACAGACCAACGTCACATTTGGTATTTGATTCTAGAAAAATGGATCCGTGGCTTCTTGAAGATCTCGAAGACATGCTGTATGGAAATGAAGAAAAAGATCCATCTCTTGCTGACATTAATGATTTGATTGATTATGTAGATAAATGGTTCAGGCTTAAGATTATTGATCATGGTGATGGAACTTGGTCGGCAGTAGAGTATGTCAATGGTTATAACATTAGAATGCTTTCGAGTGATGAATTTGAAATCGTAAATGCTAATGCAGAATACTTAACTCCAGATGAATATAGAATCTCTGATGTCATGGACATAACGGACATCCCAAGAAAGGGGAATTAATGGCTACAGTTACTGGCTATACTTCTCAACGAATGAAGATTATTGAGGATACTACCGTCGTTGACGGCGAGGTTCGAACCGACGAGCTTATCTTGATCACTCGAGAAGGACAAGAAATTCCCGCCGGAAATGTTCGTGGTCCGCAGGGAATCAAAGGTGATACGGGAGAAGTTAGCCAAGCCGAACTAGATGCGGCAATGGCTTTGTTACTCACCCAGATGTTCAAGCCAGGCATGCTTATGATGTATGCTGGAGGAACTCTTCCAACAGATTGGCTAAAGTGTGACGGTCAAGCCGTTGACCGAACGACTTATGCTCCATTGTTTGCTGCCATTAGCACTAATTATGGCATTGGAAATGGAACAACTACATTCAATGTTCCAAATTTTAGCGTTAAATTTCCATTAGGCCCTGGCGCTGCTCCAAACAATATTCTTGGTTATAATGGTGGTGCATCGACACACCAATTGACTAGGAATGAATTGCCACTACACCAGCATGATCTTTCTCATGGCCATAGCGCTAGTAGTGGTGGTGCTAACGTTCAACATACTCATGGTTATAATGGGTTTGCTTATATTCAACCGAACGGAGGCTTCAGTCTTCCTGGTGGAAATGCTTTTGGATGGGCTGATCAGATTCTCGGTGGATCTGCTCCTGATCACGCTCATGCCATTACAGTAAATGGTGCTGCCGGTCCTTCCGGACCAATTGGAGCAGATGCTCCTCATAATAACATGCCCCCATACGTTGTCGTGAATTACATGATTCACATCTAACGAAAGGCTTACCATGCTAGCTGACATTGTAACAGGAGAAACCGCTGCTGCGGATGTTCTCTTCCTTCTTGCTGCTATTGCCGGCGGGTTGGAAGTTATTTTCGATTTCGCTGGGTCACGAACCCTTAATTTCCTAGCTCTTGCCGTAACTCTTCTTTCAATTGCGTTCCTTCTTCTGTAGAAAGGGTTCGCCGTGATTGGTGTTGAAACTAGCGGCTCTTTCAAGAAGACAGATGATTTCCTGGCCCGTATGCTGAATGACGATCTCGCTGCAAGATTAAAAAGCTACGGGCAAGCAGGAGTGCATTCTCTATCCAAAGCCACGCCATTGGAAACGGGCGAAACCGCTCATTCTTGGGGCTTTAGAGTGGTTCAAGAAAAGAGAGGTCCAACGATTCAATGGTTCAATACCCACGTAAACGACGGCGTAGTTATCGCGATCATTATTCAGTACGGCCATGGGACAGGAACCGGTGGTTACGTCCCAGGTATAGATTATATCAATCCAGCTATGGAACCCGTGTTCGATAAAATCATGGCTGATTTCTGGAAGGAGGTGACGAAGTGAGCGGAGTAGATAATCGCGTTGTAACTATGACCTTCGATAACAAGGTATTTCAGCAGAAGGTCGGAGAGACAATCGGTAGTCTAGATAAGCTGAAGGAAGCCCTTAAATTCGACAAGGCAAACAAGGGTTTTCAAGAGATTACAGATGCTGCCAGTAAGTTTAATATGAACACAATGCATACGGCGCTTGATAGTATTAACGCCAAATTCTTGGCAATGTCAACTGTCGGTGTGACTGCTCTAGCCACTCTCACTTCTCATGCGGTTGATGCTGGGCTTAGAATCGCCAAGAGTTTGACTCTTGATAATGCCATCGCCGGCTTTAGTGAGTATGAGACCAATATTAATTCGATCCAAACCATTCTTGCTAATACAGCCAGCAAGGGTACAAGTATGGATCAGGTTAATGCTGCACTTCAGCAACTTAACGAATATTCGGATAAGACCATCTTCAATTTCGGTGAGATGGCTAAGAATATTGGTACATTCACGGCAGCTGGCGTTGATCTAGACACCTCTGTGAGCTCGATTAAGGGCATCGCAAACGTGGCCGCTATGTCCGGCTCAAGCTCCGAGCAAGCTGCCACAGCCATGTACCAGCTGTCTCAGGCTATTGCGTCCGGAACAGTTAAGGCACAGGACTGGATCTCAGTCACAAATGCTGGTATGGGTGGTGAAGCATTACAGAACGCGCTATTCCAAACAGCAAAAGCTATGGGCACGCTTAAGGACGTTCCTGTTGGTCAGACTCTAAAGGAGTGGACCGATAAGAACGGAGCATTCAAGGATTCGCTTAAAGATGGCTGGCTTACGGCCGAAGTTCTTACAAAGACTCTTGGTAATTTCACTGGTGATGTCACAAAGGAAATGCTTCTTCAGCAGGGGTTTACAGATCAGGTAGCGGATCAAATTCTTGCTACTGCTGAAATTGCTAAGGGTGCTGCAACTAACATCAAGACGTTCACGCAGCTTATTGGCACGACCAAAGAGTCTATTGGTACTGGCTGGGCTGATTCATTCCGAATCATCATTGGTAACTTCGAAGAGGCTCGTCAACTGTTCACCATGATCAGTGGAGCCATCGGTAAGGTTATTGGTGAGAACAACGATGCCCGTAACAATATTTTAAAGGGTTGGGCAGCCTTTGGCGGACGCCAGGCAATCGTTGAATCAATGATCAATGTCTGGGTTGCTCTTGGTAGTGTGCTAAGGCCAATTCAAGCAGCATTCAGAGAAGTTTTCCCCCCAACATTGGCAGGTAACCTCGTCAAGTTGTCTGCTTTTATTCGAGATTTCACGCACAACATGATTGTCAGTGGAGAGACTGGCGAGAAGATCAAGTCCATCTTCAAGGGTATATTCTCCATCTTCAGTATTGGCATTGCTGTTATAAAAGGAATTGTCCATGTATTTACAAGTTTGGTAAGCGCCTTATTTGGATTGTCTAGTGGTGCTGGTGGAGGATTCCTAAGTATTGCTGCAGCAATTGGAGATTTTGTAAGTTGGATCAGAGAGCTTCTGGTTACCAAGGGTGGCATTGAAACATTCTTCAACATGCTTGCCACGGTACTAGCTGCCCCAATCCACCTTCTTATTCTG